CGAAATGCCCTCGGACGTGCCCCAGTGCGGGACGCTGTCGGGGCGGATCATGTTGGCGACGTCGCCTACGAGGCCCGGTAGCTCGGCGATGGACGCGGCACCTCGGGGGATTTGAGTCAGAAGATCGCGCCAGTACGCGCCGGGGTTGGCGTTCGACTCGGCGGTGATCTCCGCGAGGCGCTCGGCATTACGCTGGCGGGCGATGGCGGCGCGCTCCTTCGGCGTGTAGTAGCCGCGCGGCTCGTCGTCCGGCTGCCCACCACCAGCGAAGCTCTGCTGCCAGATCGGATGGTATTCGTCTTCCACGGTGCCACCTTCCTTGTAGGCCCCGGCCTCGCCGCGAAGGACCATGTCTCGGGCCTCCTCGGGCGACACACCAAGACGCTTGGACGCCTTCATCATCTGGTTGGACATCAACTCCAGCTTGGAGGGGCCGATGTATCGGACGCCGGTCTGGGGGCCCAGCACGTTCCACATGAACGCCTGCTCGTCGCGGGGACGGAAGCCGGTGTTGCCAGCGATCTTGTTCTCCCACCACGGGTAGAAGTCGGTGTACTCAGGGTTCGACAGGTTGGCCTTGACGTTGGCCAACTTGCCGGGGCGCACGTCGGCGTAGCCCACGCCGCGTGCGATATGCGAGTCAGCAATCGGTCGCGTGTAGTTGGGGAACACCGGATCAGTTGCACCGATATACGTCCCGACCTTGTGCTCCTTCGGCCAGTAGCCGCCGCTCATCTCAATCTCAGCCAGCGTCGGAGCCTGCGCGGTGCCGTGATAGGCGTGGCTCTTCATGTCCATGATGTCTTCGGGGAAGCCGAGAACCGAGGCACGGTTCTTCTCTGCCACGCCGCCGTACTTGATGAAGTCTTCGACGCGGCCTTGCTGTGCCAAGTGGTGGGCGAGCGTTCCTCGGTTAATCTCGGAAACCGGGCTCGCGGCGGCGGAGAAGATGCCGGTGCGCTGATTGAACAGACGTTGCTCATCGAGCGGGATGCCAAGCTCCTCCATGCGCTGATACAGCGGCAGCATCTCGTACCACGAACGTGTCTCACGGAGGCCGGGGTACTTCATCGCCTCGCCGTGGATGTCGAGGAGACGTTGGGCGTTGCGTGGAGTCAGAACCTGCTCGGAGACCGACGCGCCGGTACTGCCGCCGGGAGGTGTGTATGCCTGACGAAGCGGCCACGGGCGCATGCCCTCCAAGTCACGCCCCTGCGATAGCTCATCGAGACTGGAGCGGGTCTGGCCGAACAGGCGGTACATCGGCCCGTCCTTGCCGTAGTCCCGCATGAGCCGCCCAGAGGCCTCCTCGGCGATGACGTCGGGGTCCTTGTAGATGCCGGGGTAGACCATGCGCTCGGGGTCGCGAACCGTCTGGATGCGAGGATCAGGCGGAGCCGCCTTGCCCTTCGGCGTGTCCATCTGATGCTGACGCGCCAGCCTCGTGCGGAAGCCCTCCCTGACGATCTTCGTGGGATCGCCTGCGTACATGTCGTCGAGGTTGTGACGGCGGAAGAAGCCGTCGCCTTCAGGCGCATCGTACTGTCCACCGGTACTCATCTCGACGGGCCCTCCCTCGGCCTTCGGCAACGCGTACTTCTCCACGTACTTCGAGAACTCCGGCCACACATCCTGCGCGAGGTACGGCGTGCCCGCGATCTTGTGCTCGGCACTCACGTCGACCGGGATGCCGAGGTCGGAAACCTGCTTTAGGAAGTGGCCGCCGTAGAGATCACGCACCGAGGCGTCCTGCCCTGAGCCGGGGTACTTCTTGTTCAGATAGCTCGTCACACCGGGCATGGGCGCGGCCTCGGCGTGGAACTCATGTGCGAGGTCGGGCAGCTTGTTGGCTTTGACAAACTCCTTGATACGCGGGTCCATAAAGCCGTGGTACGCAAGAAGGTCTTCCGACCTGTTCTTGAGGTTCAGAACATCATCGACGCGGCTTGCAGCTTCCGATGTCATGTGCTTGCCGGGGGAGCCAATGCGGAGCAGCGAGTCCTGCGGCGACGCATTGATGAGCATCGACTGATAGGGCAATCCCAACGTACCCGGATACCGGGTGCCCCAGATACGCAGGTCTGCGAGCGACGGCGACAGTGTGTTCGTCGGGTGCGAGTGCAGCGTGAAGAAGGGGTCGGTGCTCTGGCCAGCGTAGTGCTTGTAGTTGTCGGGAATGTTGACGCTGTCGTAGGTGCCCTGAACCAGCTTCGCCAGATCGTTGGGGTTCTCACCACGACCGAAGACCAGCGCCTCCTTGCCTGACTTGCGCGTCGCCTCGGACACGAGACGCTGCGCCTCACGCTGCGCGGGCGAGAGGTCTTGAACAAGGTTCTTGATGAAGTTGATGCCGCCCGCGCTGCTGTTGTCGTAGTTGTCCTGATTGCGGAAAAAGCCGGGGCCCTCTGACTCTCGCGGTTGGTATTGGCCGCCTGTGCTAACGGGCGTCGTGCCGCCTAGAGCCATCTCGACGGGGCCGCCGTGGGCGTGTGCGCCTCCGGGCCTGTATCCCCACTCGTAGGGCGGGGGCGTGTCGAACGTCGAGTTGGGCGCGGCGTAGAGGCCGCCGTCGCCTTCGGTCGGGGTGTTGACGGGGCCGCGCAATACTTCGTGGGGATCGGACATGGCAACGCGCCTCGATGGGGCTGGGCGGCGTCTATCTTATCAGAGTCGGTTCTGACCCGCCAGTGGCCGGTCGGGCCTCGGCGCGGTAGGCCTCGTCGTAGGATTTGAAGTCGACCGAAGACGCCAGAGTCAGAAAGCTCGGGGCGGGGACTCCCGGTGTGAAGTACATCCACGCATTGATCGCGGGCGCGACGTGATGCGCCTCGCGGGTCACCGACGCCAGACCGACGTGCTGGGCGAACGCAGAGCCTATTTCCTTGACCGTGTAGCCGTCTCGGACCCAGTCCCGGTAGGGTGGTGCCGTCCTGAGCGCGTCGTAGCTTTCGAAGCCTGCTAGGGCCGGGAACAGCACCACGTCGGTGGCGTGGCGGGCGAGCATGTTGACCTCAGCCGACGTCCACGTGATGCCAGCGATCAGAGTCAGACGGTCGAAGAACTCAGGCACCAATGGGGCCGCCGCCCGCTGCTTGTGTAGCTGGAGCGGTATCTGGTCACGCATGCAGGCGTGCTTCACCACCCACGCGGCGGCCACCGACTCCGGCGACGTCGGGTCGTACATGCAGAGGAGGATGTCCTTGAGGACGAGGCCGTCAGCCATAGGGGTTCTCCATCGGTTGCTGGTATTCATTGCGCGGCATGTCTTCAACGAGGACCTGCGGCGTCACTTCAATCTCGCCGCGCTTGACGACTTCTCCGACTCCAGCGTTGAGCCAGCGGTCGGCGTAGAAGCGCATCGCCTGACTGAACGAGTCGACGAAGTCGTCGTGGGGCGTCGTGCCGGGGCCCGAGTAGACACACACCTCGTCAAGGAACGGCAACACCCAGTCGCGCGGCTCGTCTGAATTCTTGAGCGACTCGATCAGGTAGATGCGGCCCGACGCGGCGACGTGGCTGACTGCGTGGAGCCTCGACAGCTTGTCCGCTTTGCCGGGGTTGTACGGATAGGAGTCAATTCCCTCGTAGGCCAGCGTCTGCCGCAGCGAGATGCCTGAGCCCTTGTCTTCGATGATCAGCAGGTCGGGACGCTTGACCTGCTCGAACTCATGCTGCGAGCCAACAACCGGCTTGAACAGCACGTCGCGGCGTCGACCGTAGATCGCGGCCATGTCGCGCTTCGCACGCATCACCAACTCGGGGAAGCCAATCTGGTCGTGCCAGCATTCGAGCAACATCACGCACCAACGCTTCTCATGCAGGAAGACGCCCCACACCGTGCAGGCGGTCGGGTCGGCCTCGTAGTTCTTCTTACTGAACGTCGCCTCGGTGAGCGCCGTGTCGAGCGAGACCATGATGTACTCGAACCACGGCAGGTCCTTCTTCGCTGGCCACAGCTTCAGCCAGCTTCGCTTGATGATCGCCTGCTCGCCGATGTCGAGTAGCTCGCCGTGGATTTCCTGCCGCCCGATCTGCGTGCCCTCGTACTGCTGAAGGTCGCGCAAGAAGCCAGCCGCGAGGTTCGCCTTGTTGTCGTACGTCGAGCCGTGGATAACGCGGTCGGCGCGCTCGACCATCTTCTTGAGCCACGACAGCGGGCGCGGCGTGGTGGTGTAATAGCGCTGCGGCTGCACCAGCTTATTATCGAGCGTGCGAAAAACGAGACGAGTCGACATGTCAATGTTGGTCAACGTCTCCTCGGCGTTGGGCCAAGCCGCGAGTTCATCGCCCCACACGAACGTACACTGCGGGCCGCGCAGTCGATCAGGTGCCTCGGCACTGAAGCCCCTGATCAGCGTGCCGTTCCAGAAACGCAACTCGAACAACGAGTGATTGATCTCCTTGATCAACACGCGGGGGATCGACGCAAGCAGGCCCGACGCGCCACCGAAAACAACGCCGCGCAAGTCGGAGTAAGTGGGCGCGATGACGTGGATGATGCAGCCGGGATAAATGCCCGCACAGCGCCGAACCCACGCGCTGCCGCTCATCGTCTTTCCCCAGCCGCGCCCCGGCTGCGCGATGGCCATCGACCATCCGTCAATGGGAAGCACCTGATCGGCCCGCGCCGCCTCGGACCACGCGCGCTCTGACTCTAGGAAGGCAAGGTCGCCTTCGTTCATCGCGCGGAGTCGGGTGGCGAGGGATGTCATGCCGACTTCACCCCCATAGAGTCAAACCACTTGCCGAGGCGCTCGTGTGCAACCTCAAGCGAACGCAGGGCTTTGGCATTAAGGCGATCAAGGTTGAGAGGATTGGCGTCGCAGTCGGCCGTTCCGGGCCTTAGCGCGATGCTCTTCATCACGGCTTCGAGATGCTCTTCACTCTCCCTCCGAAGCTGGCGAAGAAACGCCTCGTTGGCCTTACAGTCGGGGCAGCAGGAACTCATGGCGTGTGTGCCTGCCCATCAGCGTCGAACACGACGTTGATCGTCCTGCATAGATGCTCGGGGTGTCGCGTCATCGACACACGCACGTTGCTCGGCGAGCCGTAGCGCACCTGATCCACGATGTCCCACTTCAGGTGAGCCGAGTCGTAGCGCGACTGTCTGACCTCATCGTTGGTCATCCTGCCCTCACGATCACGGTTCCTAGCGGCAGGCGGAACGGCCTGAACACGAACCACGCAAAGTCGACCGTGGGGCTCATACCTTTGTCAACAACATCCGGCGGCAGCATCTTCAGCCGACCGCAGATGATGATCTTCTCGATGTGCGGCAGCAGGTCGGCGCGCTTCTTGGCGGCGATCCACGTGAGCCGGAGCAGGACGCACACGACGCCGTCCTCCGGCACGATCTTCAGCGCATGCCGCACGTGCTTGTCCGCATCCTTGTACGGCGGGTTCATCACGATGTTTTTGCAGCCCCGTGTGTTCGACTCTTGCAGGAAGTCGGTACCGGGCTCGACATTGTTAGAGCCGTACCAATGGTGCAAGTCATAGGCGACGACGTCGTAGCACAGGCTTCGCATCATACTGGAGATAGCGCCGCGACCCGCGCTCGGCTCCAGCCACGCGCCGCGCGGCATCTCGATGTTGTCAAGCAGCATGTAGACGGCGGCGCTCGGCGTCTCATACAGGTCATCGCGATGCCGCTCGTTGTTCATCGCGCCGAAGCTGCCAGCGACGACGCGCTCGGGGCGGGGCGTGTAGTCGGTCACGGCCAAGTACTCCAGATGACAAGCACCAGCAGCACAGCGAGCACCGCGATGGTGGCGTTGATGGCGACGACAGTCATCAATGCACTGTCCCCTGACTCGGAAAGCCGAAATACCCCGCCTCGGCAAACATGTTGAGTATCTCGGCGTAGCACTCGGAGCAGACGAGTTGATCCGACGGCTCGCGGGGCCGACCAAAGCGAAGCTGGAACTCCGCGTTGGCTGACTCCGTCGTGGCGCTCACCGTGGCGTCCTTGGGATCACCCAGATCAGCCTCGCAGCGGCTGCAGGTGAGATGATCGCGGTCATCAGTGGCC